ATGCATCTTCGCGGTAGATAGCAAAGCCAAGTACGCCGTACCAACCCATTGGGCGGTGACGCATCAACTTGTCAACTACTGGTCCGATAACTGTGTGTGGCTCTTCAGCAACGGCTTGTGCCATTGCTTGCTGTCCACATACGATTGTGTTGAACACACGTGTTACTGGAGTTACTGTAAGAGTATTAGTTCCTACAGTTCCTGAGTTAGCAACGTCTACTGTAAGTGTAGTATTTGTTGCACCAACAGAGATTGCTGTAATCTTTGCAGAAGTACCTACGTTAGTACCAGAGATTTTGTCTCCAACTTCAGCGCGTCCACCGAATGCAGCATTTGCTACAACGATAGTAAACGCACCTGAAGCACCGCTAACTGCTGATGCAGTTGCTAGTGCTGTCTGGTCTGCGCCAGCCTTTGATGAGTACATACGTGCTGACTCAACATAGTATGCACCTTCGTAGTTACCGATTTCTCCTGCCCAAATGCGGTCCTGTGAAGAACCGTATTGGTTAGGTAGCAACCAGCCCTGTCCTGAAGAGGACTCGGCACGTAGGTCGTGTGATACTTCTGGGTGGATACCAGCCCAGTAGAGTGAACCCTTGCGTGCAACAGCCTTGTTAGAACGTAACTTAGCAACAGCCTTACGGATGTCTGCTGAGTCAAGTGTTGATGTTGCTGCAACTGTTGCTGTTGATGTTGCTGAACCACCGTAAATCTTATTGGTTCCAGCACGCAATGTTGTCATTGCTACATCGTCAATAGAATCTGCTAGGTTGAAAGCAATAATGTTTGCGATTGCTGGGTCTACATCAGCAAGGCTGAATAGTTCCAGTGCGCGTGTTACCAACACAGAGTTTCCGTACTCGTTAAGAGTAATAGAAACATTGGTTGGTGTTGATAGTGCTACTGCATCTGGGTCAGTTGTTTCTGATAGAGGAGTAGTATTCTTAGCCAAGTCAACGTAACGTTGTAGAACAATAGTTGAACCTGGGATTGATTGGCGAGCAGGTGTCTTATCTGCGACTGAACGGATTAGCGGTTCTGAACGAAGAGCAAACTCCAGTAAGCGGTCATACGCTTGCTGAACTAGACCTGCACCACCAGAAGTTCCGCCGAGTGTGGCGGAGCCTGTGCTTGTGAATGCATTAGCCATGTGTCACCTCCAAGGTGAGTTGTGAAATTACTATGTATTTATTGCTGTTGAGAATAGATGATTGCTTGAAGTTCTTCTGCGGTTTCCGCATTATTGATTTTATTCAATAAATCATCTGCTCGGTCAGGGGTCATACCAAGTTGAGTAACCATGTCTTGCTGCCGTAAGGCTGCACGATTTAGTTCCTTTTCTTCGTTTACCTCTGGCTTGGTTAATCCAAACAGGTCTCCATTATCTTCAAGCCAGTTATTAACTGACTCTTCGGTAATTTCATCCAAGTCTTTTAGGATTAATCGTTGTGCCTTTGGATTGACACCCTTCTGTTCTAGGACCTCTTTGACTGTACGCTCACGCTGCGCCTTGGATAATCCCTCAAGTTGCTCAGTGAGTTCCTTGATACGCTTCTCATCGTTGCGCTTGGCTTTCCGTAACTTTTTAAGTAAGTCACTTCCATCCATCTGCACTTCGGTTTCGGTATCTAGGTCGTCTTCGTCTTCATCCCAGTAGTTGTTGCTCATAGCAACCCACCCTTCTATTCGTTTGAATCGCAAGCCTCAGGTTCTAGTCGGGGAACTAGTCTGGCTCTTACTACCAGTCTTATACGCTATGTGGGCTGGTGGGTCACATAGGAATCTATTTTATATTAAGCCTGCTACTGAAGATTTCTTTAAGTAGCCTGTGCTGTATGCACCTGGTGCATTACCTGCACTACCTTCAAAGGTAGCGCGTTCTTTAGATGCCAATACATTACGCTTACGCTTTGCTGCATCACTAGCCTTTAAGAATTCTTCTTCACCAGCCATCTGGTCATACTTAATACCAGTCTCACCATAAATGTCACCTAGTTTGGCAGTCTCTGGAAGTACACCAGCAATATTTGCATAACCTTCAACAGCAGTTGCTCTATCTACTCCGTAGTCAGCAAGTCCTAATGCAGAAAGTCCAGTGCTCTTAAATCCTTGCCCTACTGCAGCAGAACTAATTTCAGATGCTGTTACTTTTCTTTCTAAATCAACACGTGTAGCCTCAGGATTAAGGAAGTATGAAACTAAATCTTTGTCTGTAATGTTTGGATAGTATGCCTTTAGTTGTTTCAATATCTCTGGGTCACTATTCTTTACGCGGTTAACCGCTAGGTTAAGACGCTTATCTACTTCAAGAGCAGATACACTATTACCAATTAGAGTTGCTTTCTGTGCGCGTGTAGATAAATTACTTACACCATATGCATTAAAGTATTCATCATAAGCATTCTCTTGCTGCAAATAATCATACTCACTTAGTGCATTCTTGCCAGCCTTAAGAAGAGCATCATTACCAGAAAATCTTTTCTTGTATGCGCCAAGATTACGCATATTAAGAATAGCCATATTAGGACCAATGTTAGGGTCAATTATTTGTGACTCTATAAAGGTAGTTATTTCTTTTAATTCATCATCAGTAAATCCATATGAACGCATAGTGTCTTGAACAAGTGCAAACGCATCACGCTTTTCGAGTTCGTCTGCTGCTTTCTTAGCGGCTGCTGCTTGTGCTGCATCATATGCTGTTTTAGCAGCGGCTGCATCTGCTGCTGCTTTTGTAGCAGCATCTGCTTCTGCTTTTGCTGCTGCTGCATCTGCTGCTGCTTTTGCAGCAGCATCTATTTCTGCTTTTGCTTGTGCTGCAGTTTGACCACTACCAGTCATTTGTGTGGCTGCCATTTCAGGATTAAGCCCTGCATTAATTGCAATACGTGGGTCATTCTGACTTGTAATTGGGTTACTTAATGATGCAATGTATCTTGCTTCTTTGGCTGCTGCTGCTAGTCTTGCTTTCTTTTGCGCTGCTGTCTCTGCCATTAGCCTACCTTGCCCCAACTCTTGAGTATTGTGTTAACAAATGTTGCTGCCATTTCATTAGCCTTTGGAGTCTTGCGCCAAAGTGGATTAGAACGAACTGCTAATATAAAATCATTAACACTAGAAACGTCTGCTCCATTAATAGCCTTCTGTACATCGTTATCAAAGATGTCTACTGCATTATCAGCAAGACCCATCTCTTGTTCCTTAAGTCTTTGGAAGTTACTAGATATGTCAGATACCTTAAGTCCATTATCTATGTACTGACCTAAACCTTTAAAGTGAATCTTAGCGGCTTGCTTAATACTATTGGCTTCTTGTTCTAAACCAGTGCCCATACTAGATGGGCTAACACCAGCAGTAACACCACCTGGTTTAAGAGACTTGTAAACACGACTTACTAAATCTTGATGAGTTAATTTAATACCATAGTCAGCAGCAACTTCTCTTAGTTTGCCGTATGCAGCACCAACAAGACCGCCTTCATCTTCTAACTCCTGTGGAAGTGTATTCTTAATGCCAGTACTATTGGAATTTTTATCACCATTAATAATAAAACCAAGACGCATTTCAATGCGGTCTTGTTCTGTTAACGGTGCATAACTAAAACCACTAGAACTACTCTGACCAGTAATTGGGTCAGAGGTTGAAGTTGAGAATGATGCTCTTCGTAATTCTTCTTTATGTAGTTTTTCCCAGTATGCTTTACGTAATGCATCTACCTTGTCAACAAGTTTAGGGTCACCTATATACTGCTGAACAGTACGATTGAACTCTGCATCAGCATCCATCTGTGTGGTTAACTGTGAAGTTCTTGAAGACTCGCTTGTTTTAGGTGGAAGTATTTGACGAGTCTCTATGAATTCATTGTATCCAAGAAGACCAGCATTACTAGATGCACGCTGAGCAGGTGTAAGACCAGCAAAGGTTACCGCTGCAGTCCAGTTAATAGCACTAACTTCATTTAGAGAGTTCTTAATGGCTGTCATAAAGCCAACATCAGACTCACCTATTGGCTGAGTTAAAGACTTCTTATATGCTGCTCCATTAATACCACCTGGATAATACTGCTGCAGTTTTTGTTTTACATATAAATAACT